TTTATAGGGATTTTAAAGGCATAATGGAACAATGGAATATTTGGGATGAAAAAGATTTTCGTTACACCGATTTTATTTATACGTTCAAGAATGGTTCTTATATTGAGTTATTCGGTCTTGAAGACCCAGATAAAGCAAAAGGACCAGCAAGGGATATACTATTTGTAAACGAGGCAAACCTAATTAGCAAGGCTTTGTTTGACCAGCTTTTAATTCGTACAACTGGACAAGTATTTCTTGATTGGAATCCAGCAGACTTTATTTCTTGGGTTTATGAGGTAGCCGATAACCCACAAAACAAACGCATACATTCTACTTATCTAAACAACATTTCAAATCTTAGCGATAGCCAAATAAGAAACATTGAGCAGTACAAAGATTTACCTGATGACTTTATGTGGAAGGTTTACGGATTAGGAGAACGAGGCTCTGCAAAGGAAATTATATACACCCAATGGAAACAATATGATGAAGCACCTGATGGCGATGTATTCTATGGATTGGATTTTGGTTATGTCCATCCAGCTGCACTTATCAAGGTTACACATCACGAGGGACAAAACTACTTTGAGGAGATAGTTTACCAAAGCGGTTTAACTCTTAGTGATCTATCAAGATTGATTAAAGAGAAGCTACCTGAGAGAGCAACAATCTATGCTGATGCTGCTGAACCTAAATCTATTGAGGAACTTTATCGACAAGGGTTCAACATTAAACCAGCACAAAAGGATGTATGGGCAGGAATAGTAAAAATGAAGTCTTATCCAATAAACTTGCACTACAATAGTAAAAACCTAAGAAGGGAGTTTATGTCTTACAAATGGAAAAAGGATAAAAACGATAACGTAATAGAAGAACCTGTAAAGGCAAACGATGACTTGATGGATGCTTGTAGGTATGCCGTATTTACGCATTTAACCAAGCTAAAATTTGAAGTATCTGTTTTTTAGTATAAAATAACTAACTTTGTTTTAAATTCATATATAATGGGATTACTTGACTTTTTTGGTAAAAGACAAAAACTATCGACTGTACTACCACAAATTCCTTTTAACGGACAAGTTGCGATACAACAAGGGATAATAACGTGGCAAGGTGGCGATAACATTAGCTTTGTTAATGATGGTTATTCAGCAAACGATATAGTTTATTCAATCGTTAAATTAATTGCGGATAAAGCAAAACTTGCTCCATTCCACGTTTACAAAGTGGTTGATGAAAGTTCTGCAAAGAAATATAAAGCGTTAATGAGCCAACCAGATAAGATTGAAAACTGGAAGGATGTTGAGAAGCTACATAAAAAAGCGTTTGAATTATATACAGGCGATGCAAGATTAAACGAGTTATTAAAATATCCTAATGAAGAAGATACCTTTGGCGATTTCGTAGAGGCTTGGTGTACTTTTAAATTAGTTACAGGAAACTCTTTTGTTTACGCAAAGATGATTGAAGGTGGCAACAATGATGGTAAACCTTATGAGTTGTACGTTCTACCTTCTCAATATATGTACGTATTAGCGGACATTCAAAATTTCCCTCCAACTATTAGCGGTTACCAATTGAACTATGGTCCACTTTGGAACTTTACTAAACAAGAGGTACTACAAGATAAATACATAAACTTACAATGGAATACAACTGGGAATCAACTATATGGTCAATCTCCTTTGATGGCTGCTGCGAGAAACTTGACTCGTTCCAACGAAGCGAAGACTGCTGCGGTTGCATCTTTCCAGAATGGTGGTCCAGCTGGAGTTCTTTTTATGAATGATGAACGCTTCGACCCTATTAGTGGAACACAACAAGCACAAGCACTTAAAAGAGCCGTGAGTGAAAAAGGTGGCTCTGCTAACTTTAATTCAATTGCGGTTAGTGGTTATAAAGTAGATTGGAAACAAATAGGATTAAGTCCTGTTGAATTAGACATTATTGAAAGTGAGAAGTGGGATATGAAAGCACTTTGTAATATCTATGGAGTACCTTCTCAATTATTAAACGATGCCGACAATAAGACTTACAACAACCAAAGAGAAGGAGAAAAAGCATTGACTGTTCGTTGTGCGATTCCTTTATTAGTTGGTATTAGAGATAACTTAAATAGAAAACTACATTCCGATTGGGGTTATAGAAATACTGGTATTTATGTTGATTTTGACCCAACTGTTTATGGAGAATTAGAAGCAAATAAAGCGGAGCAAGTAGAATGGTTGGATAAGGCTTGGTGGATTGCACCTAAGCAAAAAATGGATATTATGGGATTAGAGATTCCTGATTATGTAGATCAAACAGAAATGGAGAAATTATATATCCCTTCAAGTTTGCAAAGTCCTGATGAATTTCAACCTTTAACACTACCAAATGAATAGCCACGATATTTTAGATTTGTTGTTTGACCTTAAAGTTGAACTAAAAGCTGACTTGACTGAAATAGTTGATGAAGTTTATGCAAAGTATCATAATATAGTGAATATGTCTTTTAGCGAATTAGAGGCTTGGAGCAAGACGGAGTGTTCAAAGTTAGCATCATTAGACAGAAGTCCAATAAACCGAAATTTGAGGCTCTTAAGTACCAAAAAAGCGGATTGGGGAGCAAACGAGGTAAAAGCAGCTAACAGAACGATTAGCTTTGTTAGTAGAATGAAAAATATGGAGCAAGGGCAACCTGTAAATAAAACTTGTCCATCTAAGAGGGATATATCCCTAAAGAATTGGGCTTTCAATCCTAATAAATGATTTGGCAAGATTACAAGAAACTATATGCAAACGCATTAAAAACTTACTCACCTAAGTTCAAGAAAGAACTACAAAGGCAAGTAAACGTTTATTGCGATACTCAAGATTTAAATGCTATAAGCGACAAAGGAATTAAAAAGACCATCCAAAACCTTCATATTGCAATGGGGGTTAAGATGGCACAAATTGCGGAAAAGAATGTGTCTAAGTCGGTCAAGGGTTACTATGGACCAGAGGAGTTTAAAAGTAAGCAGACTGATTTGTTTACTTATGTTATGCTCACTTACCTTGAAATGAAAGGCTTAGATGAAATTGCTGAAGAAATTACGGATACAACAAAAAAACAAATTCAACAATATTTAGCCAAATCTATTGATGAAGGTTTGACAATGCAAGAAACAATCAAACTATTAAGAACGGATGATATTACAAGTTATAGAGCAGCAATGATAGCGAGAACGGAAACAGGAAGGGCAGCAAACATAGGTTCAATGGTTGGTGCAACTGCAACTGGACTTGTAACTGTTAAAGAGTGGATAGCAGCAAGGGATGCAAGAACAAGGCGAGTGCCACCAGATGCTTTTGACCATTATCATATGGATGGAACTAAAATACCTAACGATGAAAAATTTAATGTTAAAACTAAGAATGGTGGTTTTGAGCAAATGTTACATCCTTGCGACCCAAGTGGAAGTGCTGGCGATGTTATCAACTGCCGTTGTACGTTAGGTTATGAAGCGGTAAGAGAACCCAACGGAAAGCCACAAAGGTTAGCTGATTACCCACCAAAAGGAGATATAGGTAGAATATATCAACTTTTAAATGATGCTAATTTAAAGGAGATAAGAGATTTAATAAGACAAGCACTTGCAGATTAAAAAAAATTAATAACTTTGTTATATGAGTAAGATTGAAAACAAAAGCTACAATGATATGATTTTGGATATAGAGCCAGAATCAAGAACAGTAAAAGCGTGTTGGTCAAGAATTGGAAACGTTGATTTAGACAATGATATTATCGTTGCTGAAGCGTTCACCAAGACTATCAAAGAACGTGGTCCAAAAGGCAAAAATATGATTTGGTCTTTAGTAGACCACAAAGCTGATATGGCACACACTTTGGGTAAGCCTAAAGAATTATATATTGAAGGCGATATGCTTGTTGCGGTTACTGACTTAATAGAAACTGAATGTGGCGAAGATGCAATTAAGTTATACGAAGCTGGTTTAATCAATCAACACTCAATCGGTTTTAGTACGTTAAAATCAGATGTAAACCAAAAGACTGGAGTGCGTACAATCACAGAATTAAAACTATATGAAGGTTCTGCGGTTCTTTGGGGTGCTAATCCTGAAACTCCAACATTGGGTTTCAAGGGTGAGTTCAAAGAAACTAAAGAAAATTTATCAATAAGATTAGAAAACTTAATTAAAGCATTTAGAGGTGGTAGTTTCACAGACGACACCTTTGCTTTAATGGAGATTCAAATAAAACAAATACAAGCCGAGTTATTAGCTTTGGAAATTACTGAAACAATCACTCAATCCGCTGAAGCAATTGAGCCGACACCAGTGGTAGAAGAAAAAAATGATGAAGAAGTATTGAAGGCAATTAAACAATTTAACAATCTATTTAAAAAGTAAAAATGGAAAATTTAATCAACGAAATGGCTGAGAACCTTAAAGGTTTTCAAGCTAATGCAGAAGCACAAATCAAAGAAGTGTCTGCACAAGTAACTGTTGT